TCGAGTGGCCACCCTTCTGGAAAGCCTTCTCGCGAACGTCGAAAACGTAGTGAGCGTTGACGTGCCGCGGCTGAACTTCGAGCTGAATCGTCGTCTCGTTGATCGCCGAGCCGTCAGTCTCGTACAGCCCCACTGCGCGGGCACTGTGGTTATGGTCGACCTGCGCGAAGAATCGCCAGTCGTCACCACCATCGAAGGCCTTTTTCTTGGTCTTCCACATCTCGCGAACAGCGACATGATCGGTCAAGTCGGTTGCCATGTCGACAAAGGAGTTCCGCTTGATGAGATTTTCCTGGGTGAGCCTTGCGGCGTCTGGTACATCAGCATATAGCATAACATCGTTCTTTCGTTGTGAGCCCGCCGGCTACCAACTACCCTGGTGGGTACCTCTCGTCTATGAGTGCGGCAATTTCGTCCGACGGTGATTGTGTTGACTTGGTCTTTCTGCCATTTGCACGACTGACATGCTGACCGGCCTGCTTTTTGAGGCCGGCAGAAATCTGCTTGTCGTGCAAGGATTCGTACTCATCCGCAAGGACGAGTCTTGCCGCTACGCGGAAAACTTCTTCGCGTGGCGGCGCTTGCTTGCCGGTGGCCTGAAGGCCCGCCAGCAAGACTGAACATTGATCTGCAATTTCGTTGCGCTTCGCAAGTTGTGGAGTCCCACTGACGAGATCACCGTGCCTTCCCTCACCAAGAACCTCTGCAAAATCTTCGCCAAGACTCTTGATTTGCGAATCGAACCACTGTATAACCTCGTGGCCAGCCACTTCTCGACTGACTGCCATGGCGTCATTCTGGGCCTCGCGAAACGACTCGATCTCACCCTGCTGGGTTTTCAGCACGTCCTTGAAGCTATCGAACATCGCGATGACTTCAGGGCGGAACTCCTCTGGGTCGAGGGTCGGCAATTCAGTAAGCGGGTCAGGCAGCTGCCTGGGAGCCTCTGGCTCAGGAGGGGGCGAAAGAATCGTCGAGCGATCTTCCAAGTGCCGCACCTCAGCAAGCAACGCCTCGGCAGACTGGAACCCGCCAGCATCATCGGATGAAATCCCGACGCTGGCCGCCCTTGCGATTGCATAATCGCTTATGGCTGGCGCGGCGGGTTCCTCTTGTTCATCTCCTTCAACTCCGCCAGTATCCCCCTCAACTCCATCTTCGTGTGCTTCAGTGCCTGGATCTCCGGAGTCTGAGTCGTCCTGGACGACTTCGTCTCCATCGCCTGCATCTTCTTGTTCGGACCCGCTCGTCGAATCATCGGTGCCCTCGCTGTCATCTACATCGACTGGATCAGCGGTCGCAACTACCTCCGCCTTTTCCTTGTCCTCGGCCTCTGTGATAAACAGGTCAATCTCTTCCGTAAACTCTTTTGCGTCAAGTGTCATGGCTCTCTCTTCCAATTGTGTTGTTAGCTATAGCTTGCCTTGTCGTACATGCCGCGCAGCTTGAGTGCCTTCTTCCGGTGCCCTGCACTGCGATAGATTGGGTCGCCTTCACTCGTCACTTCTGTAGCACACCCTCGATCCGCAAGGAACTTGCGTAGCTCGGGAGCCTGGACGGCGTTGACGCCGGATGCAAAGCATGGCTCCATCGGCCAGCAATTCCCACGAGCACCACGCGGAGAGTTCTCAGCCTGGAAATCGCGAACAGCCGTCTTATGATCGTCAGTGACCACATAGGGCGGGACGCAATCCATACTGAACGTACGATCTACAATCTCTCCGTCATCGGTCTTAAAGCAGTATGTCGGCATCACCCCATTATAGTCGACGTTCAGCATGCCACAAAAATCTATGAACGGCTACTGCCCGTCCGGTGTTCCGCCTGGGTCACCCCCCATGAGTAGCTGCTGTAAATTGGCGTCCGCGCCTCGCTTCGTCTGTCCCGACCGTCCAACGCGCTCGTACGTCCTCGTTATGTTCGACGGCATCGAGGCTGGCTCCTGGCCTCCCCCGGCCTGCGGTAGTTGATCCATGAAGGTGACAATTTCCGCTGCGTCTGGCATATCGGCATACTTCGCCGCCTGCCGCAAGATCGCTTGCACGTCGATATTCCCTCCGACCTGCTGAATCATCGGAGCCAACGGAATCACCAGCCGCTCAACGAACGTCATCAGCTTCTGGAGCCTCAGAGACGGGCTGTCGTCTTGCATCGAATAGACATCAACGTCCAATTCGTACGAGCTGAACTTGCCTTTTTTCGATCGTGAATTCCATTTAACTGGAATCGTCATGTCGATACCAGGAATCTGTTTCTCAAGCGTCCGCTGCTTGATTGGATCGTTCCACTCGTAGTAGGCAAGAGCTTTGAAAATGTCACGTGTAACGGCGATCGTCTTAGCGCTCATGTCGCGCATCTGAGCGCCCGCCGCCTCGCTGATAAGCTTGTCCTGGCCGACGGTCGACGTTATTGGAGCAAGACCTCCAAGACTGTCCAGGTTGCCGGCCACGTAACTACTGAGCGTCTGAACTTGAAGGAAGAAAGCGAGCGTCTTGCTGTCGACTCCGGGAGTCGCAAGAAGCTCCGGCTTCGAGCTGGTATAAGTGATGCCGCTTTGGTCCTTGGCGTTCTTGAAGTTTTCGGCGTCTTCATTCTGCCCACCACGGAAAGCCATGACAGCCTTCTGGCCGTCGGCCTGGTTTTCAAGCTTGCGAAACAGCGAGTTTCCAAGCTCATGAAGATCGCGCCACAGCCCGACCGGAGGCAACGGAAGGAGATTCCCTGGAACATCCGTGAATCCAAGCTTATGGTATGGCCCGCGCTCTGGCTCTTCCCACTCAACAACATTGAAAATTCGCTTGTTTCTCACTCCGTAAGTCACTAAAAGGCTCTCGCCAGGCAGCCACACGTCTCGCATCCATAGTTTGTCGTGGAACGTCTTCCCCTCTTCGCCATGATTTGATGACTCTGCACGATCCTCGCCTTCCTCTCCGAGTGATGTGTACTCATCTGGATCGAGCCCGGCAAGGGCATTTTTCTTTGCCCAATTCGATTCCATAACTTCCCTGTAGTCAAGCCAGTAGTCGTTCCCCTCGTAATCGATCTGATCGCGACTCTTCGCATTCATATCAATGAAGTAGTCATCAAGGGTCACGTTGTCAACGAACACCTCACCGTACGAGTGCCCCAGCGCCTGACCGACAGTATGCAGCCCACACTTCACAACACCCCATGGAGAGAAGAGTGCTTCGAGGACCATCTGTTGCAGCGTATCGCCCAGCTTGATCTCTTCCGGAATCTGATTGATTGCCAGCTCCATGTTCGCGGCTGTCGGCTTCAGCTCGACATTCTTCGTCGAGAACATGACACGAGGGGCACGCGCCGCAAGCAGCCGTACGTAAATCATCACTGCCAATGCCAGCATGTTGACGGGCAAGCGATTTTGGCACCCATCCGCCATATAATGGTATCCAACGAACTGCTTTACCGCTTCCACCCTCTTCCTGCGAGGATACCTCAACTGCTTGGTTGACCAATCGATGCTCTTTCGGAGCCGCTCCATTTGGCCGGGTTTTAGGGGGTTGATGCTCATGTTCGCTTTCCTTTATTGTTGTTGTTACCACCCGTCACGATCTCTGTCTACTCTGGCTAAGTCACGCTGCTTATTGCGCCACGCAAGGCATCCAATCGGAACCTTCTTCGCCTCCACGACCGGACGACGCCTGCGCTCATCCATGCCCTTCCATGCGAGTGCGTCAGCCATAGCGCGGTCACCATGGTTTGACTTCGCGCCGGATGGGTCGCTCTTGCTGACGGACCTCGCGTGGACGATCCGTTCGTCTGACTCAAAGATGTATTCGAGTGTCTCTTCAAGTGCTTCCTTCGAGCGGTTTACGCACTCACCCTTCTCGATCGCTGAGCGATAACTGCCCATCAAGACCTTCTTCGTTTCCTTCGTGGAAGCCCAACCAGGGATGTCCGTAACTTTCTTGCTGAGTGCCTCGTCGCGCTGACGCATGTATACGTTGCCATACTCAAGCTCCATGACGCGAGAGCCGAACTGACGGCCGGGACCGTTGCTTTCCCATATCAAAAACGCGCCATGAAACCACCTCGCAAGGGCCACGGCCTGCTTCGCAAACGCCTCGGGTCGTATGTGAGAGTTGACATACTGCCCGACCTTCTCCTTCGCTGTCGAGTCCCAGACTGCGGCGCATGAGTTACTCGCACCTGTTCCGGCCGAGATGTCCGCACCGATGACGTACTTATGGTCCTTTGGCGGGTTTCCGTCCTTGTCGAGCATGCACCACAACTCCAGCCGGCCGCTTGGGTCCGAACGGAAGCAAGTCGGCTCAGCGGTGGTCAAGTCGTAGTCAATGTCCCCAACGGACGTTGGCGGCATCGCATACTTTCTGATCGTCGCCTGGACAGCAACTTCATTGAAGAACTGAAATCCTGATCCAAGGTAGTCAATGTCAAGCTCTTGTGCAATCTCCTGGAGACTGGCACACCGCATACACTCTCTATCGTACCACGGCGACCGCATCTTGCCATCCAGGATGGCATGATAGCCGACCGGATAACCGGCTGAATCGAGGACCTTCAAATCTCCGTCATCATTCGTCGTATACAGGCCGAAAGACTTCAGTGGGTGGGCTGACCAGTGCAGCCGGA